TTGAGCAGGGTGGCGGCGACCTGATCATCGGTGCAAATGGTGGAACTGGGAATACTGGAATCGCTGGCACCTTTAGCGTGAGCGGTGATGCTAGGCTTGATGGCGCTAACTCCAACTGGCTCGCGCGCATCACAAACACAGCAACGCAGTCGCTAACCAACAACACCTCAACCAAACTGCTATTCAATACAGCCAGCGCTACTCCAGATATCGGCTCCTACGATCCCAATGGCTGGTTTGATAACGCCAACGACAACATTACAATCGGTCAGGCTGGCTTCTACTGCGTCACTGCCAATGTGGCCTTTGCAACAAACGCCACCGGTCGCCGTGAGGTGACCATCTTGGTAAACGGCTCAAACGCTGGCAGCGTCAATGTTTCTGCCGCATCTGCCAGTACGACCAACCTTTCGGTAAGCACCAACTTGTATCTCGCTGTTGGCGACCTAGTGACGGTCAACGCATTGCAAACTTCTGGCGGCGCACTCAATACCGCCAATGTGGCAGGAGTATTCCCAGCATTGAGCGTTGGAAGGATCGGTGCGTAATGGACCCTGAACTTGCTGCCTTGGATCAAGCGATGGCCACCTCTGCGGTCAAGGGCTGGCAGGTCATCCTGCTTGACCAGATTGACGGCGTGTGGACTGCCCAGGCATCGGACAAGATGAACGGCGAGCCACTTGCCACCGGCACAGGCGCAACTCGAACTGCCGCGCTGCTGGCGCTGACTGCCGCGCTGGAGTCACGATGACCCCACGCCAGATTGACCAACTGATCGAGCGGCTGGACTCTCACTCTGCCAAGTTGGATCAGGTGCGCTCAGATGTGGACAAACTCAAAGGAGGACTAGTGGCTATCGGTGCGCTGTTGTTCAGCGTACTCGTGCCGCTACTCGCATCGCTGCTCGCTAAGTGAGGCGGCTTGCGTTCCCACTGCTGGGCATCATCCTGACCTGCTCTATGGTCGCGCCGATTCTGGCGATGCCTGTCTGGACATTCACCACCACCGGCGGAGGCTCGGTCACAGAGTTAGATGGTGGCTTCACCCTGGCTGGACCCAATGAGGGAGGCGGCTCAAACACCGCCACCTACACGGCCGTGGCAGAGAGCGACTTCACCTACTCCGCGCTGTGGCACTACACCACCCAGGATGGTCCATTCTTTGACCGTCCGCTCTTCCTGCTCAATGGCGTAGAGACCGTACTCGTGCAGCCGAATGGCGGCAACAATGTGCAGGGCAGCATCCTCATCGAGCTGCAAACAGGCGATGTCTACGGCTGGGGCATCAATGCCACCGACTCCTGCTGCGGTGCTGGCTTCCTGACCGTTACCGATCCGCTCTATGTCGCGCCATCGCCAACGCCAAGCGTTCAGCCAAGTGAAGAGCCAAGCGTAGAACCGTCACCAGAGCCAAGCCCAGAGCCATCTGTTGAGCCAACGCCAGAACCAAGCCCATCAGAAAGTCCATCGCCAGAGCCTACTCCAACCCCAACAGAAAGTGAGTTGCCAAGTGTTGAACCAACCCCAGAACCGACACCGACTGCCACACCCCAGCCGTCGCCCACGGCCGAGCCGTCGCCAGTTCCTACTCCGACAGTCACCCCTACTCCTACTCCCACTCCTGTACCTACTCCTGAACCATCAGTAGAGCCAACACCAAGCGTGGAGCCGACACCTGAACCGACACCGTCACCAGATAACATTGGCGAGCAAACGGTTGCGGCAGTTGGTGAGGCTGTCGCTGCTGTCGCTGAGACCGTCACCAAGGCGATTGAAGCGATCACCACCCTAGGCAAGGATCTCTCACCTGCCGAGAAAGAGAAGGCTGCTCCGGTTGCTGTGGCAATCGTGATCAGCCAGGTGGCAAGTGCTGCTGTGGCTGCTGCATCTAGCGCAGCGGCTACGGCGAGAAAGGCAAGCAAGTGATCAAGCGCATCATTGTTGATCTCGTCGGCGGAGCCTGGACGATTCTAGGCTTGCTCTTCGCTGTGGTCGTTCTGCCAGAGGGCGACACGCAGTCCACGATGGCCGCACTCTTCGGCGGTCTTACGCTGATCTGGCTACTGACAGGACCACTTCGATGGAGGGGAGAATGAGCGCAGCAGATCACATCGAGCAGATCCACGAGCAGGGCTGGACGCGCATCAATACCGCGCCAGGTGAGTGGGTTGCGCTCGTGCTGAACCTTGATAACAGCGCCTTCGGCGGCACGCTCTGGAAGCAGGGCGAAGATGGCAACGACTACTCAGAGGGATGCACAGAGGGGTTCCCTGTCAGCGCCGCGCTGGACTTTGACGCAGCCGGTCGAGCAGTCGCCGTACTAATCAAGAAGGAGAACGCAGCGTGAAGTACAAGGTCAAGTCGCAGCTCTACTCGGACGCTGAGGCGCAACTAAAGGGCGCGAAGCAGATCCTAGATGACTGCACCTGGTCATCCTGTGCCGCCGCAGTCTCGTGGGCTTCTGGCTACACGGTGGACTACAGCGCCGCTGACGGTGTCGCAGCAATGAAGAAAGTCACAGGCCGCAAGGATGTGCAGGGCAAGTCTGATAACGGTGGCTCTCTCGCTGAGGCAGTCAAGGTCATCGCCCACCTAGGCGGCAAGGCTCGATATGCCAAGTCGTGGGAGGACGCAGTCGCAGCAGCCAAGGGTGGCGCGGCGCTACAGATCTGGGTTCAGCAGGCAGTGGGCTACCCAGAAGGCGTGAAGATCAGCGCGTGGCACGATCGCTGGCACAAGTGGTGGAGCAAGCAACAGCCAGAGAAGATCAAACTTGGCTACGGCCATATGACCAGCGCTGGCTATGACGATGTTGACGGCTGGCAGTGGGCGTGTCCGACGCGCGACGAGAAAGTTGCAGCAGAGCGCTACGGCGTGCTGGTCACAGAGGCGCAGCTGCGCCAGATCGCCAACAGCAAGTCGAAGGCGAAGAAGGCTGGCGTTGACTACAAGTGCATCCTGATCGTGACGCACCCAGGCAGGGTTGCCGCTCCAAAGCCGCAGGACAATCCCACGCCAGTTGCAACGCCAGTCGCCACTCCTGTGGTAGCGCCAGCACCTGCTCCTAAAGTCGCCGTACAGGCACCTAGGAGCCACCCAGAGCCACGAAAGGTGGCAAAGGGTACTAAGACACCTGACGCTGTACAGGCGCAGTTGGATCAGATCGGCAAGGCTGACTGGGGCGCTATCGCCGCAGACGGTCTCGCCGTCATCAATGCAGCAGCCGCTGCCACCAGAAAGGAAAAGGGTATGAACCGAATCTTTGCAGGTATCAAGTATGTCGCCGCGAACACGCAGATCGATGAGATCGCGCTGGACTTTGTCCGCACCTTCCTCACGGTCAGCATCTCGGTGGCGCTCGGTCTGGGCATCCCACTCTTGGACATCCAGGGTGGCGACTTCCGCACCATCGTCTCCGCCGGTCTCGCCTCAGGGCTGGGCATCGTGGTCAAGGCGCTTGACCGTGATAACGGCGCGTACGGCCTCAAGCGCAACTAACCGTGCCAGTCCGAGTCAAGCGCCCCTACGGCACTTGCTCGGTCTGTGAGCTACAGAGCAGGGTCTGGGAGGTCGAGTCTGAGCAGGTGCTCCTGTGTGGCATCTGCCTCAGGCTCCTGATCGCCTTTGCTCTAGAGGACTTGTCGCAGCCGTCCTAGACGGCTTCCCCTGGGTGGACCCTCCCCACCCAGGGGCTATCCATCCTGCATAAAAGATATTCACGCAACACGGTTGACAGCCGCGAACCGTTGACCCTATACTGACCTTGTCAGGAGGAAACCAGCCAGACGGTTGGACTGACATAGGAGGTCAAAATGAACAAGAAGATGACACTCACAAAGGCAGATCGCCAGTACATCGCAAACTGGTTCGCATTCCACAAGGATTGCGTCTCGATCAACTATGCCGCCTACACCATTACTCGTGAGATGGCAGCCCCTTGGATCAAGCGCTATGTCGCTGTTCCATTCTGGCTGACCGGCACGGAGGTGCGCTGATGCGTGCAGCAATCATTGACGGTATTGGGTACGCGATCTTCATCGCGTGCATCTACATCGTGTTGGTAGTAGGAGGGTCACTGTGAAAGTCAATCGTAAGAGCACGCCCAAGATGGTTGTGCGGCCGTACTTCACATCGGAGTACCAGCAGCTCGAACGCCGCGAGCGCAGCATTGAGCGCGCCAAGTTCACCATCGCATTGATGGTCGCCTGGGTTATCGCTGTTGTGATCTGGGAGGCAGTTCGATGAGGTGCGCGTACTGCAAGGGTCCAGTGAAGACCAAGTCAACACAGAAGCGTGACCAGATCTGCGGCGTTTGCTGGGCGCTGCTGATCCAGATCGCCAAGAGCCAGCCAGTATTTGGGAGGACACAATGAGCAAGCGCTTTGAGTTTGTATCCGCACCGCAGCGGAGTCCAGAGTGGTTCGAGATGCGGAAGGGCGGCATCACCGCCACCGGCATTACCGCCATCAACGGCTCGTCGCCGTACAAGACCGCATATCGACTCTGGGCAGAGTTGACAGGGCAGGTCGGTGAGCAGGAAGTCGGAGCGGCCGCACAGCGCGGTCAACTGCTAGAGCAGGCAGTCGCCGACTACTACACCGCCGAGACTGGCAAGAAGCTGCGAAAGAGCAACGGCATTGTTCGCCTCAAGGAGCATCCCTGGGCGATGGCTTCGTTGGATCGCACCATCGTGGGCGACACCGACGGTCTCGTAGAGATCAAGACCTCCACGAGCAGCCGCTGGCAACTCTTCCCAGTGCCGCCAGAATATGTCGACCAGGTTCAATGGCAGATGTTCATCACTGGCGCGTCGTACTGCGATGTCGCTGTGCTGCTCTCTGGCTTGGTGTTCCGCATTGAGCGCGTGGAGGCTGACCCTGTCTACCAGACGCAACTGTTTGACAAGGCCGTCCTGTTCCGCGAGTTGGTGCAGTCCAAGACTCCGCCACCTCTGACCGGCAACGACAGCGACACGCTGGCTGAAGTCAAGCCGCAGAGCAACAACACCTACGCCGTGGCTGATCCGCAGCTGGATCACATCGCTCGCCTCTACATCGAAGCGAAGGTTGAGGCAGAGGCTGCCGATGCCGCGCTGAAGGAGATGGCAATCGCCATCAAGGAAGCCATCGCCGATGGCGAAGGAGTCAAGGGTCAGGGGTGGCTTGCCACCTGGAAGACCAACAAGAGCAGCGTCAAGGTGGACTGGGAGAGCATCGCGGATGTTCTGCGAACGGTAGCACCAGACACCTACGGTGAGGCGGTCACACGCTTCACCTCAGAGAAGCCAGGGGCGCGAGTGTTCCGCGTCTTTGGGAAGGAGGATCAGTCGTGATTGAAGTACCTGTTGATACCGCACTCCTGCTCGAAGCGGAGCAGATGTTCAAGGAGGCGAAGAGCAGCGATCACCTGCGCTTCCGTACCGAGAAGGCGAAAGGCAACACCGACTGGACAGGCGTGATGGGTCAAGCCGTCTTCGCCGCAGTGCTACGAATGGAGCGCCTGCCGTTCAAGTTTGTCAACATCACACAGCGTGACTTTGAGGTGTGCGGCTTGAAGGTTGAGGT